CTCTTTGTTGCCTCATGTTTCTGTACGAACATCATATAATGTATTCTGTTGATGACAATTCTTAATTATGAGAGGTATTAAATGAAATTATCAAACGACACACTATCGGTGTTAAAAAACTTCGGTGCCATAAATCAAGGCATCATGTTTAAAAAGGGTAAGAAACTCAAAACAGTTTCTTCACATAAAAACATTCTTGCTGAGGTAGATATCAAAGAAGATATTCCAGCAGACTTCGGTGTATATGACTTGAACAATTTCTTGTCGGTTGTATCGCTACACAAAGACGATCCAACATTTGAGTTCGATGAGAAACATGTTGTTATCGTTGGTAACAAAGGTCGCAGTAAGATTAAATATCGCTTCTGTGAACCCACAATGATTGTTGTTCCACCTGAGAAACAATTGACAATGCCTGATGCAGAGATTAACTTCACTCTTTCTGCTGAAGACTATGATTGGATTATGCGGGCTGCATCTGTTCTATCTTCACCACAAGTTGCTGTTGAATCTGATGGTAAGAAAGTTTCAATTGTAACTATTGACTTGGCGAATGACTCTGCACATACTGATGCACTTGAAATTTCTGCTGGTGATGGTAGTAAGTATCGCATGGTATTCAAAACTGAAAACCTTAGTAAGATTCTTGCTGGTGGTTATGATGTTGCTATCTCTTCAAAGGGTATTTCAAACTTCAAACACAAAACACATCCACTACAATATTGGATTACAACTGAACAAGGTTCTAAGTTTGAGAAGGCTGCTTGATTATGAAATACTCTGATGCATTTCCTGATGATGAAGAGCAACCACTTGTTCAGATTGAGCAAAAACAACCAGTCTTTCCTAAATTAACAAAGCAAGAATATATTGCTGTGTTAGAAACAGAAAAAGAAACTCTGTTGCGCTACTACTTCAAACCTGATGAAGAAGGTACTGGTCATTTCAATACTGCTGCAACGGTTTTAGAACACCGTATTAATGAGCTCAAAGCTCAACTTTGATTTTTAAATTTATATTATGAGGTATTGTGATGGAACATTTATTATGGACAGAGAAGTATCGTCCTAAAACGGTAGAAGAGTGCATACTGCCTGAGAGGTTGAAACAACCATTTCAGGAGTATGTTAATCAAAAACAAATCCCCAATCTCTTACTGAGTGGCGGTGCAGGTGTTGGTAAAACAACTATTGCAAAGGCTATGTGTAATGAGATTGGTTGCGATTTTCTAGTAATCAACGGTTCAGACGAATCTGGTATTGATACATTCCGTGTCAAAATCAAAAACTATGCTTCGTCAATGTCACTAACTGGTGGTCGTAAGGTCATCATTATTGATGAGGCTGATTATCTAAATCCTAATTCAACACAACCTGCGCTTCGTAATGCGATTGAAGAGTTCGCAGGCAACTGTTCGTTCATCTTTACTTGTAATTACAAAACTCGCATCATTGAACCATTGCATAGTCGATGTGCAGTTATTGATTTCAATCTGAAGAACGGTGAGAAGGCTAAGATGGCATCTGCTTTCTTTAAGAGAGTTCAGATGATTTTGCAAAGTGAAAAAGTTGAGTTTGTTGATTCAGTTATTGCAGAATTAATTAAGAAACACTTTCCAGACAATCGCCGTATTCTAAATGAGTTGCAACGATACTCACAGTTTGGTAAAATCGATACTGGTATTCTTTCACAGATTGGTAATGTACAACTGAGTGAGATTACTAAACACATCAAAGACAAAGACTTTGGTGCAATTCGTAAATGGGTTGGTGCTACAGATATTGATGCGAATGTTCTGTTCCGTCAATTGTATGATGCATTGTATGATGTAATGAAACCACAATCTATTCCACAAGCAGTTTTGATTCTCGCAGAGTATCAATACAAACAGGCATTTGTTGCTGACCAAGAAATCAATATGGTCGCATGTCTAACTGAGCTCATGGCAACATGTGATTTTGTATGAACATTTTAACTGGTGGTAATTTACTTGGTTGGTATAAGTTCGATGACATTTATAAGTTTACAAATAACTTAAATGCGGCTGTTTATAGTTTTGGCATTTTTAATAAAGTACCAGAAAAACATGAGTTGCCTTTTACTTTAAAAGAAGTATTTTATGTTGGTCAAACAGGTGGACAAGAAAATATTTTTGACCGAAAAAATAAAGATACAGGTAAAGGCCAATGGTTAACTCCTGTACATAAAAGAATGAAAGACCATTCTTATGATACTTTAAAGTTTGTGCGAGAGGGTTTAGGTTCAGATGAACATGTATGTGTTTACTTTGTTACACCTAAACACTATATGGAAGATTCTTTTGTGAAAACATGGTTACTTCATACCGAAAGTGAAATGATTAGTTTTTATTCTTATATGCACGGTGAAGTACCTAGTTTGAATAAAGCTCATAAGAGTAGAAATTCTAATGTTAATCCCGATTCTATATCTCAAAAAGAAACAAAGAAGATACTAGAATCAAGTTTGATGAAATACATATTATGATAGATTTATTCAAACCAACCTTTGATTGGATTCGTGATGACTGGACTAGTAATAAGTTTCGTTTTATTGTTGAGTTACTTGCTTGGGCTGTTAGTATTGGTTGCTCCATCACGATGGCTCTTACAGTACCCAACCCTCCACTTCTCGCTCTTTATCCTGTGTGGATCGCTGGTTGTGCCATGTATGCTTGGGCTAGTTATACTCGGAAATCATTTGGCATGCTTGCTAACTATATCTTGCTAACTACGATTGACACAATTGGTCTATTGAGGATGGTGTTATGAGTAACCCATTCGACTATCTAAACGCAATTCTTCAAAACAAGAAACAGTTAATTGTTGATGAGTTAACAGAAAAAGACTATTCACCATTTATGGTCAATAGGGGTCTTTCTTATCACAAAGACTGTATCATGTATGCAAATGAAATGAACAGAAGCCACTTCTTAGACAAAAAGTTACAAAATGACTTTTTACTAAATACCGTGCGGTCACAGAAACGACCGTTTGCGAAGTGGGTAAAGTCTGCGAAAAGTGAAGATTTAGCATGTATAAAACAAGTCTTTGGCTTCTCTGACTCAAAAGCGTCTGAAGCTGCACGCCTACTCACCAAAGAACAAATCCAACAACTAAAAGAACAAACCGATATCGGTGGATTGAAGAGGTAATAAAATGGTAGACTTGAATAAGTTTGTTGAGGTAACACTCAACGAACAGGATGACTTTTTAAAAGTTAGGGAGACACTCACCCGAATTGGTGTGTCATCTCGCAAAGAAAAAGTTCTTTATCAATCATGTCACATTCTACACAAACAAGGCCAATATTACATTGTCCACTTTAAAGAATTATTTGCGTTAGATGGAAAACCATCTAATATTTCAGAGAATGATATTCAACGAAGAAATGCAATTGCAAACTTGTTAGAAGAATGGGGATTAGTAAAGATAATTAACCGCAAATTGTTAGAAGACAATATTGCACCACTACATCAGATTAAAATAATCTCCTTTAAAGAAAAAGATGATTGGGAATTAATTGCTAAATATAACATTGGCAAGAAACTACACGAACATTAAAATGAGATTAAATTATGAAACTTGTGAAATTGAAAAACCGCTACAATGGAGAGATTGTCTATTGTAAAGATATTAATGATGTGAGTGTTGAAGGCAATTACACTTTCATCAAAGTATATAAAGAAGAATTACCTGGTAGAATTTACTTGGTCAACAAAGACGCTTATGTTTTGGTGACTAAATAATATTGTGATGCCTTAGGGGTCACATTTAATTAACTCGCTTAATAGGAGAAAACTATGACACGCTTTACAGCATTATATCCACAATTTGTTGGTTTCGATAATATCTTCAACGAACTCGAAAGATTGGTTGACGGTACTACACCAACAAGAAACACTTCTTTCCCACCACACAACATCATCAAACTAGATGACAACAAGTATGTCGTTGAAATGGCAGTTGCTGGTTTTGGACAAGATGAGGTCGATGTTGAAATCCATGACGGTACACTAATCGTTAAGGGTGAAAAGAAAGACCAAACTGAAGTGGATTATTTGTATCGTGGCATTGCTACTCGCTCTTTCACTAAGTCTATTCGACTGAATGATACGATTGAGGTTCGTGGTGCCCAATTCAAAGATGGTATTCTTAAAATTGCTTTGGAAAATATAATTCCAGAACATAAGAAACCAAGGAAAGTTGAATTTAGTAAAGAACTAAACTTCAACAATCCAAAACTGCTTCAAGAAGCAGTCTAAACGGTAGGGGTCGCAATGACCCCTATTATTGCCACACCTCTATAGAATTATTTGATATAATATGATTATGAAACCTGATAAAAACTTTAAACTCCCCAAGCAAGTAAAACGAACAATGGCGACCTTGGTCAATACTGTTCAACGAAATGAATACAAGAATCTTATGATTCAAGCTGAACTTCATTCTAAAAAATTAGAAAGACAGTCTAGTAAAAAAGACAAGTCTAAACCGAATGTTGCCGAGTAAATTCGCTAATGCTCATATGAAGGCAGCTGAGGTTTATTCTCAGTTGTCTTCTGCAAGGCGATTACAAGTTGGTTGTGTTGTTGTAAAAGATAACACTATCATCGGCATTGGTTACAATGGCATGCCTAGTGGTTGGGATAATAATTGTGAAGAAGAAATAATAATAGAAGAAGATGAAAAGTTTATAAAAGGTTTAAAAACTAAACCAGAAGTCCTTCATGCTGAAACTAATGCACTTGCTAAGATTGCAAGGTCAACCAATTCAAGTGATGGTGCAAGTATGTTTATCACACATGCACCTTGTTTAGATTGTGCAAAGTTAGTTTATCAATCTGGCATCAAGTCTGTATATTATCGCAACAGTTATAAGAATACAGATGGTATAGACTTCTTAAATAAATGTAATGTTGAAGTGACAATGATATGATATACACAACTAAAGTGACAGAAATTTGTGAGAATGGTGATGCGATTGTTGAATTGCCTGATGAGTTGGTTAAAGAACTTAATTGGCAAATTGGTGATACACTTGACTATCAGATGAAAGATGGAGCTGTTTTTATAAAGAACCTTAGTAAGGAAAAAAGAGATGCTAGTGCTACCTGATAATATGATAGGTAAACCTGTAGGTTTTACCTGTTCAACTTTTGATTTACTTCATGCTGGGCATATTCTAATGCTTGCTGAGTGTAAAAATATCTGTGACTATTTGATTGTTGGTGTTCAAAGTGACCCAACAATTGATAGACCAGAAACTAAAAACAAACCTGTTCAGTCTGTTGTTGAAAGGTATGTTCAATTGTCTGCTGTTAAGTTTATTGACCAGATTATTGTTTATGATACAGAGAAAGACCTTGAAGACTTGTTGATGTTTCTGCCAATTGGTGTTCGCATCATTGGTGAAGAATACAAAGACAAAGAATTTACAGGTAAACAAATCTGTGAAGACCGTGGTATCAAAATTTGGTACAACTCTCGCAACCATCGGTTCAGTTCTTCTGAATTGAGAACTAGAACCTATCAGTCTGAATTGAAAAAGAAAGGCTAATCATGTCTAACATGGCACTTGATGTTAAAGTTTTTATTGATGCATGTGACCAAAAACCATCACCGGATAATGTTCATTTATATCGAAGTTTAATCGCTGAAGAGTATGAAGAATTTTGTCAAGCATTAATTATGAGAGATGATGTTGAACAACTTGATGCTTGCATGGATATGATTTGGGTAATTCTTGGTTACTGTTACATGAAAAACTTTCAAGTGTATGGTGCATGGGAAGAAGTTGCCAGATCCAATCTAGCAAAGATTGATAAAGTAACAGGTAAGGTAATCAAAAGAGAAGACGGTAAGATAATGAAACCTGAGGGATGGAGACCACCCGACTTAGGCAATTATGCTAACAAAAAGCTTGCAATCTAACATAGACTATGTTATAATGCATAAAGTAAGTTAATTTAAATAAAGAGGTATAGTAATGAACATTCGTGAATTGGCAAAAAAACTCGCAGTAGAATACAAGTTGCCTAGGGCAGATAGGTATGATTTGTATTTGCGGGACTTTGACAACATGGTTGAGGTTCTTGGGTGGGTGCAAGATCCATCCGCAGACATGAACGACTATCGTGGAAGGGAAATGCTTTTTCCCAAACGATGGGTAACTATTGGCGTATTGCCTGCTAGGACACCTGTCAATGTATAGAGTGTGTTACTATATGAACGGCACATCAGCAGTATCATTCAAAGAGTTTGATACACTTGCTGATGCTGTAGATTTTTCAAATAAACAACCTATTGATTCAGTATTGGAAATTAAATTATATGACAACGAAGCTCGTAACCTTCAAAACGAATCATACGATTCTCGCAGGAGTGGACTGCACAAGTGATAATGAAGTTATCATTACAAAACCAGTTCAAGTAGTAGTACAACCAACTAAAGATGGTCCGATGATGGGTTTTGCCCCATTCTTAGATTTTGCAGAAGAGTTTACTACAGGCATTAAATTTTCGATGGACAATGTATTGTGTATTACTACACCAAGCAAAGACCTTGAAAATCAATACAGTAAAATGTTCGGTAGTGGCATCGAAATTGCCTCTGCTATTCCAAAACTCTGATATAATATATGAATGAGTAAATACTATACGAATGTTGCCTGTATTGGCAACAACATATTATATCGTGGTG